ACTTGAAGTCAATGCAAAGCAATTTATAAATCAAAAGGTTGCAGAAAAAGCACTTAAAAAAGCTGTCAAAGATTATCCTCAAAGAAACTTAGTTGGGAAGGTTGTCGAATACAATGCCCGCTAACGGTTGGCGCATAGGCGCACACCTTTTCGGTTGCGCTTATGCGCTGTTAGCGGTTCGGTCTTCTCCGCTTTTAGAAGGTCAAAATTTAAAGTAAACTGCCAAACCATAAAAATGCAGTTATTAAAAAATCAGAACTAAGATTATTCTAGAATGGTATCACAAACACAATTCAAAGAGGTTAAGCGGCTATTTGAACAGAATAAAAGCTACAACGAAATAAGCGTAAAAACAGGGCTTACACTAGCTCAGATTTGGCATCTAGTCAAGAAGCGTCTTAGAACCGGTAGATACGATTGCAGCAAGTTCACGGCTGCTGAATTAGCTACTATAAGAGATCTAAGCGCGGAGGGTAAGAACTCTGCGGAGATCGGAATCAAGATGGGGTATAGTTCGAGCAAGGTTAATTATCAGTTATTGAAAAATGCTAATTAATTTATAAAATCACATATTTCCAAAATGGAAATAACTGAATCGCTATTAAGGAATTTAATTATATATATCCCTGCTGAAAAATCGAAATTCAAAACCAATAGAAAGTAACTAACTTATAATGACTGAGACTAAAAAAAATGAATTGCTCGAAAAAATAGAAGCTTTGAAAGCTACTTTGATTGGTGAAATGTTTGCGGACATGGAGGCAAAGGATCAGATCCATAATTTGCAAATGGAGCTGAAAGGAGTCAAGCCTGAAGGATCGGAGTTTGATTGTCTGGGCTGTGGGAGTTGAAAACAAAATGAAAAATAAAACATGGACCGAACCCGAAATCCAGATAGTCAGAGATAACTTTATGATGTCGCTTGAAGACCTTTCTGAGCTGTTAGGTAGGAGTGAGAGTTCTGTTTTGAATATGAAGTACAAGCTTAAGAACCAAGGATTTAAGGATGATAAGAATTATGTTTGGGATTTAAAAAGGGTTTAAAACGCCCTTTTTTTTGATTATCTAGTTGAAAATATTAAATTGTAACATGGAATATATAACCGTAAAAGAATATGCTGAACTGGCTAACATTACAGTTCAAGCGGTCTACCAACGAATTAAAAAAAAGCGATTGGATTATAAGAAGATCGGATCTTTTCACCTTGTAAAAAATAACAATGTCTAAAATATCAGTTTTTCCAGAAGGATATTTCTCTCAAAAGTTGGGGGAATATGTTCCTTCAACTAAACCTAATGAGTCAATCGACTTTGAGGATTACATCCATAATATAAAAAATGGAAAATGGGAAGACTCAGTAATTAACGTTCGTGCTGGCCGTTGGGAAAAGGTACAAGCTCAGGGAATAACCGCTTCAGGCACTTTCGAATATCGAAATGTAAAAGGACTAATTGAGCATTCTGGAATTATAGCCATCGATATAGATGCAAAAGAAAATCCTAATTGGTCGATTGATGAGGTGGCAGCAGATCCCTACATAATGGCTTTTCACGAGTCCATATCGGGCAATGGTGGATATGTTGGTTTTGTTAAGATTGACCCGTCACGGCACTTGGACTCATTCATAGGTCTAGAGAAATACTTTGCAAATGAGTACAAAGTAATTCTTGATGAATCTTGCAAGGATGTTTCGCGATATCGGTTTGTTTCTATGGATGCTAATATCTTCTATAATCCAAACAGCAAGGTTTTTAAAAAGTACGTTGCTAAAAAGAAAGTTGTACCTCAAAAAACATACGTTCACACAGGGGATGACATGGATTTTATATTGCAGCAAATTAAGGATCGGGGCCTAAACATTTGCGAAGATTATTCAGACTGGGTAAAAGTCGGGATGGGTTTCGCTAATTCGTTGGGTGAATCGGGGCGCGACAAGTTTAATTTTGTATCTTCTTTTTCAATAAAGTACGATCAAAACGAATGCGATAAAAGTTATGATGGGTTCCTTAAAAGAAAGCGAAGTGACAATTCAATCGCTACTTTTTTCTACCTATGCCAGAACCAGGGTATCAAAATTAAGACCCCAAAAACTGAGCAGATCGAGCGTATCGCAAAGCTGAGACGGAAGAGCTCCGTTAAAAATGGGGGTATAAAGGACCCAAAGGAGGGGGCAATTAAGACCTTAGAACTTTCTGGAATCAAGCGTGAAGAAAGCGAAAAAATCATAGATCAGGTGATGAATATGCCTAATCACGAAATTGAAAATGAGCGAACCGACGATCTAATTTCCGATCTAAAAGCATTCCTTTCTGAGTACAATATCCTGTTTAATACTATAACTAGACACATAGAAATAAACGGTCAAATTATTGATGACCGGATGTATAATTCGTTGTATATCAAATCTAAGGAAGTTGTTTCTGACAAGACTACTAAGGACTTATTATTTTCTATTATCGAATCAGATTTCAGTAAAGAATACAATCCGTTTCTAAAGTTCTTTGAGAAAAATAAGCACTTAAAACCTATGGGATTGGTAGATGAATTGCTATCGTGTATCAAATATAAGGCTGATCTTGACGGTATGCACGTGACAAACTACTTAGATGTTTTTGGCCACAAATGGTTACTTTCTGTAGTCGCGTCGATGCTTGGCACGCACTCAGTAATGATCTTAGTGCTAACAGGCGGTCAGTACGAGGGGAAAACTAACTTCTTTCGCAACCTTTTCCCCGAAGAGCTGCAAGCGTATTACGCTGAAAGCAAGCTAGATGGAAAGCCTGAAGATGACGCTGCATTGATGTGCAAAAAGGCCATTATAATGGACGATGAGTTTGGGGGCAAAAGCAAGCAGGAAGCTAAAAAACTAAAAGATTTGTCATCGAAAGACAAGTTCTCAATTCGCAAGCCTTACGGAAAATTTCACGAGGATCTAAAGCGCATTGCAGTTCTTTGTGGAACTTCAAACGAGGATGAAATTATCAATGATCCTACTGGTAACAGGCGAATACTTCCTGTCAATGTACTATCAATAGACTACGAAAAATACTATTTGATAGACAAAACAGCACTTTGGATGGAGCTGTATTGGGAGCTTCAGGAGGTCGGCGAATCTTGGATGCTGAGTAGACAGGAAATCTCTTACCTAAACCAGATCACCCAGGTCAATGAGCAGGCCAGTCTGGAGTTCGAGGCTATACAGATGTTTTTTGAGAGACCGGGCAAAGGTGGTTTTTGCGAATGGATGAGCAACACTGAAATAGTCAATTTCATTGAAACACATACACGACTAAAGATTTCTCCTTTCAAATTGGGAATGAACTTAAAAAAGCTGGGATTTGAGAAAATAAGCAAACGAATTGATGGAGTGCCAAGAAACGTGTACGAGGTAATAAAAAGAGGTGACTACAATAAAAACGCAAGTGATTCACAATCAGCGTTTTAGAAAATAGTGTAGTCACGTAGTCAGTGTAGTAACCAACTTGCATAAACTTATAGAGAATTTTTCTTACGCGAAAATTATTTTTATGCTTGCATTTACTATCTACATACTTAATACTTATATATAGTAACTACACTGACTACAAAGGGTTAAAAGAGGGCTTTAGGATTAATGCAAGCTGTTTTTTTGTATTCAGCTTGCAAAATAAAAGGTGAATACAAGGTGCATACAACTAACTACAAAAAAAAATGATAGAGCTAAGACCCTACCAATTAGAGGCAGTACAAAAGACTAGAGAGATGATCCTAGCAGGGAAGAAAAAGTTTGTGTTCTGTAGCCCCACAGGCAGCGGAAAAACTTTTACCTTTTCTTTCATCGTTAAGAGCGCGATAGCAAAGGGTAAACGGGTTCTGATACTGACACACAGAACGGAGCTGTTAACGCAGGCAGGCGGCGCGCTTGAGTCAATCGGGCTAAGTCCAACCAAGATTGAAGCTGGCAAAAGTATAGCCTATTTTTCGGGCCAACTTTACAGTGGAATGATTGAGACAATTTCACGTAGGATGCAAAAGCTTGAGTATATTAATTTCGTTCAGTCGCTTGACCTAATCATTATAGACGAGTGCCACTTTGGTAATTTCGACAAGTTCTTTTCTCAGATTGCAAAGCAAAGTGTAGTAATCGGATTTACAGCAACCCCACACCGGGAAAAGAATCAGATTGCTTTGGATGAGTTTTATGAGGGACTTATAGAGGTCGTATCTATTCCAGAATTAATTGAGCAGGGTTACCTATCAAAGCCCCTGAGCTATGGCGTTAAGCTAGACCTGAGCAGCGTTAAGATCAAAGGCAATGATTACGACAATGATTCGCTTGGTTCTTTCATGACTGATACAAAAGTTTACGAGGGCGTAATTGAGAATTACAAGAAGATCTGCGATAAAACCAAAGCGATTGCTTTTTGCTCAAATATCAAAAGCTCAATAAAATTAAGAGATGAAATGATCGAGTCGGGGTTGAATGCAAAACATTTGGATGCTGGATCCACTAAAAAAGAGCGCGCGGACTGTTTAGCATGGTTCAAAAATACACCTGACGCAATACTTTGCAATGTCGGGATATTGACAACTGGATTCGATGAACCTACAATTCAGACAATTATTCTATATCGGGCTACCAAGTCACTTCCTTTGTTTCTTCAAATGGTCGGTAGAGGCAGCCGAATTATTAAGGGAATCAAAGAAACTTTCAATCTTTTGGATTTTGGCAATAACGTCAATGAACACGGACTTTGGGAAGATGAACGCGCATGGAGCTTAAAGAAAAAGAAGAAGAAAAAAGAAGGGGCAGCACCTGTAAAAGAATGTAGAGAATGCGGTGCGCTATGCTATGCAAGTGTTACGGTTTGCGCGGCTTGCGGTTATGTTTTCCCTGTCTCGGAAAAGCAAAAAGAGGAAGCGGAAATAGCTTTTTTACAGTTACTAACTAAGCAGGAGCGCATGAGAAATGCGAATAATGCTGGACTAGAAGAAAAATCTAGAATGGCAAAAGCGGGATTAATTAGCCCGTATTGGGTGCTGCATAAGTTGACAGACCGAAATGAGGCGTTGGAGTTCATTAATCTGATGGGATATAAAAAAGGATGGCTACACATGAATCAAGATAGATTTGAATGTCTGAAATAAGCGAGGATAAACTGCAAAGCGATTGTTACCGATGGTTTCACGCTACCTATCCAGATCTGCGAGGTTTGCTGTGCTACAATTTAAATAATTCACGAAGCAAAATACAGGCAATGACTGATCGAGGTTTAGGATTGCAACCGGGAAGATCAGATCTAGTTCTCTATTACAAAGGCATAGCGTATATGCTGGAAGCCAAGACTGAGAAAGGGACACAGCAACCGAACCAGAAAGTTTGGGAGTCAAAAATAATTCAGGCAGGATTTAGTTATCAAATATTTCGATCCAAAGAAGAATTTATTTCTATAATACTTGCAATTATTAAATAAAATAGTTAATATTACAAAAACAAAATAGCGATATGAAAAACGATGAAATTAAGTATTATCAGTTTATTGGCAGTCTTTATGATGCTGATGAATACATATGCCCTAAGCCTGTGAGAAATAAGGTTTACGCTGGAAACGAGAAAATAGGGTGTGAAACCGTGAAGCATTGGGCTACCGAAAGCCCTGTAGATGAAATTGGCTTAGAATGGAAATTAGTAGACAAACCAAACAATAAATAAAAATGGCAGATTACGACAACAAACTAAGCGGAGCGTTATTCAAAAACGACAAAGGTGACAATCCTAAAAGACCCGATTACAAGGGAAGCTACACAGATCAGAATGGCGTAGAGTTCAACGTTTCGGCTTGGATTAAGACATCAGCCAAGGGAGTCACATTCATGAGCTTCACGATGCAGCTCAAGGAGGCAAAGCCTCCAGCCGCTATGCAAGGCCAGCCAGCAGCTCAGACGAATTATTTTCAGGATGACGATGGTGATAAACTTCCATTCTGATGAAACAAAAACTAAAGTTTGGAGCGTACAAAGGAGTGGAGTTCTCAAAAGTTCCGCTTGACTATAAAATATCATTTTGGAAGATATTTGAAAGCAGGTACGAAAAGAATCGGTTGGTTAAGCAAAAAAGAGTTCAGGAATTTATGGACTATCTTAGCAAAGATGAAAAGATCAATTCTCAGAACAAACTACCGGATAATCCTAGTCAAACTATATACAGTAGATCAGGCAGAAGGTTTTGCTGAAACCGAAGATGAAGCTAGAAAAATGTTTGACAAATTAATGAGTCAAGTTACAGATTTTACGAGTGCTAAATTATTATACAAAAACAAATTAATCGAAGAGCGAAATGCAAACTAAATATTATGAGTATATCGGCACACAAGAGCAGGCAGATTCTTACAAAGAACCTATTCCTATAATAGGGAATATATATCCTGGTGATGCAAAAATAGGAGGAGGGAAAGTATCTTTTTGTCTAATTTGTACATCACTAGCTAAGGAATGGAAGCTAGTAAAAAAAGAGCAATCAACTGAAGAGCTGATTGAGCTACTAAACAAAAAAGCTGCTAAGGACGGAATGATTTGTTCGGTGACTTTTGAGAAGATGCCCGATGTTGAGATTACAGATTTTTCTTTAGATTTTGCAGATAAAGATGATCTTGCAAGCGTATGTTTTTGTGTTAACTTGGAAATTTTACAGATTGCAGCAAAAAAGCCGCAACTAATTGAAGCAATCAAAAACGTACTAGAAAATGACTAGATCTATAAAAATAGGAATAATCACTCTAATACTGGTAGCCATATTTTCCAGTTGCTCGAGCGTAAAAAGTCCATCTCATCAATGCGAAATGAGGCATGAATACAGGAGAAAATGAGAGTGCTGTTAATTATCATTTTTCTTCTCTTGTCAAGTTGCGAGACTTACAAGCGGAATGTAATCAGGCAGCGCATCATGAGCGAAGAAGGCACTGTAATAGCGATTAGCAGGGAGTACGGGTTCTATACTGTATTCTGGGAATGCGAGAATCCAAGGTACAGGAACCAGCCTTGCTTTGGAATCAGCGATCATAAGATTAGGGGAGGGATAAATTTAGGGGATCTAGTCAGAATTAGTAGTAAAGTTGATTAACACCTAATTAGCCCGAGATTAACATTTCGGGCTTTTTTTCGTTATTTATTTGCAATTATTAAATAAAATAGTTAATTTAGTATAAGCAAAAAGGGAAAAGGTTCCCTTTGTAACCAAACAACATCATGAGCAAATGGACAACAATAGAAGAATTAAACAAATGGAGAAAAATAGAAGAGATAGCAATAGATACAAGAGATAGTTTCAAGATGCCAGTGATAGAAATAGCCTGCGGATATTGCGCTTCTTTTGCAAAGTTAATGTTTAATGCTTTGAAAGAATCAGGCATTGAATCAGAGATAGTGGTCAATAAAGTTTTTGCTCTTGATGATGAATTAGAAGGTTATCAAACAATTGAGTCTGATTACTGCGAAGGCGAATATTCTCATTGTTACATAAAAGTGGACGGATGGTTCTTCGATTCTTTTGATGTAGAAGGAGTTGAGACTGAGGATCAAATGACTTACTTAACTGAATTAGATAATTATTAACACCTAATTAGCCCGGGATTAATTTTTCGGGCTTTTTTTCGTTAAATTGCAGTGTAAACAATCAAAGATATGTTTAAATTATCCAAGGTAAAAAATGAGAACTCAGTAAAAAAAGACTTCTTTAAGAAGGATAAAAAAATAAATCAAAAGCATGTTTTTATAAATTTGGAAATTAACCCAGATTCATTTTCTGTAATAAAGGAATTTAGCGAGGTAAAAATGCCACTAATCGGACATCAATCATTTGTCCTAACAACTTTAAACCGTAGCTTCTTTGATTTATTGCAAAACCCAGATGAAGTTTTAGTTTTTTGCTCAAGATTAAATTTGAAAGAATTTAAGAAAATAGAAAACTATAATCTTTTAGGGATTGCTCTTTCTCAAAGAGTACTTGAAAATAATGAAAATCTATACAACGAGGTTTTAAAAAAAACAACTCTAAAATTTAAAAATAATCATGCCAAAATACTTATTTTCAAAAAACAAGATAATTATTACGTTATTGAAGGAAGCGGAAACCCGAGTATAAATGCCAGAAATGAATTTTACATTATTCACAATAATGAAGAATTGTATTCTCAAATCAAAAAAATGTTTACAGATGCTTAAAACCACAAAAAAAACTATAACAGTAAAAAAATTGGTAAATCACAGTTTAGAATTACCAAAAAAAAACAAAAGCCTATTCACGATAGAAGATAATGGAAACTCAATTTTTGATTATTTGATATTAATTAGCGATATTGAAAAGGTTACTGAAATTACAATAACTTCTTTTAGAATATCAAAACGAGACTTGTCTTTTTTAGAGGAATTGCAAAAAAAAGGCAAATTACCTAAAATTAAACTAATATTATCTGACAGCATCCCTTTAATGGTTGTTCGAACTTTCAATTACTTGGAGAAGAATATCAATTTTGAAACTAAATACAAAAATACTCATGCAAAATATTGCCTAATTAGAACTGATGAAAATTTTTACGGAATATTCTCAAGTGGAAATTTTAATCCTAAGGGGACTGTTGAGCAATTAAATATTATGAATAATGAGTTAGTTTATAACTTCTTTCTAAACAATAATTGAAATGCCTGGAGGAAAAGGAAATATAAAACCTGGTGACGGTAAACAATTCTCAAAAGATTATCAGCCAGATGAAAAATGGACTGAGGAAAAAGCTTATAAACTAGGGATTGATTTAATATTATGGCTCAAAGAAAAAGATGATGAAGGCGAAGACAAAGGTAATATGTTCTTAGAAGAGTTTTTGATTATTGAAAGGGATCTATATCCTGACTTGATTACATATTTAAGTGAAAAATTTACCTCGTTTTCCAGACTAGTAATTAAGGCTAAGAAAATACAAGAGTTAAAGCTTATTAAATACGGTGTAGGTGATCGTTTAAATGCATCTATGACTAAATTTGTGTTAATCAATAACCATAATTTTAACGAATCAAGTAAGATTGACCACACAACCAACGGCAAAGACGTAACAGGAATTAAACCTATCGAATGGGTAAAGTCAAAAGATGCCGAAGATAAATGACATACATCAACTACTATACACTTCTGATCAGAGGTATGTCTATGAAAAAGGCGGAAGGGGTTCGGGTAAATCTTTCGTTATTTCTGATTATGCGCTAAGACTAACATACGACCTTAATCGGGTAGTTCTATTTTTGCGTTATACAATGGTTTCCGCTTCGGTTTCAATAGTACCAGAGTTTGAAACTCAGATGGCAAATAATGATTGCAAAGATGAATTTCACATTTCAGGCTCAGAAATTACCAACAAAAAAACAGGGTCAAAAATTATTTTTAAGGGCGTTAGAACATCGTCGTTAAACCAAACTGCAAACCTAAAATCTATCCAAGGGCTTACCGATGTAATATATGATGAGTTTGAGGAACACCCGGACCAAGATTCCTTTGATAAGCTAGACGAATCAGTACGCTCTATAATCGCATCCAATAAGATGGTCTTAGTATCAAATGCACTACACAAACAATCATGGCAGCACAAACAATTTTTTGAACCTGATGGATTGTATTACACCATGACCGATAGAATCAACACAACATACCGGGACAACCTGCAAAACCTTTCTGCATCTTGGCACCAAAAAAGGCTTATAGTCAAGAATAGAGATAGAAGAAAGTACGAACGAGATTATGAAGGAATAAACTTTGAAGATGCTGAGGGGGCTTTATGGAATTACAGCTTAATCAAAAGAGTATCTTCGCTTCCATTAATGAAGAAAATAGTAATCCCGATTGACCCGGCTGTTACATCGGATCCAAATTCAGACGAGCATGGAATATTGGCGGTAGGTCTTGGATTTGATGGTAATGCTTACGTATTTGACGACGAAAGTGGAATATACACTCCTAACGGAATGGCGGTTAAGGCTATTGGATTGTACGACAAATGGCAGGCAAACCTAATAATTGGAGAGGCAAATAATGGAGGCGACTTTATTGAGGCGGTAATCAGATCGGTGGATAAATCGGTGGCTTACAAAAAAGTCCATGCAAGTAGGGGAAAAGTCACAAGAGCGGAACCTATTGTAAACATATACGAGCAGGGTAAAGTATTTCATTACGGTAACCTGAATAAACTGGAAATTGAAATGACTTCTTGGAACCCGACAAAAGGTAAATCTCCTAACCGAGTTGATGCGCTTGTTTGGGGACTGACTGAATTAATGATTAACAACAAAAACCCGGTGGGATTAATTGATATGAGCTAATGCTAAAAACCGTAACTATTTACTTATCCCTACTAATTACCATGTACTTATTAGGCAGTTTCATAGCGTGGACCCTAAACCCTATTCAATGGCTTTGGGTGGGTCGTTCAGTTTTTGTAATATTTTACGTATTTTTGGTTATTGCAATAGATCTAAAGAATAATAAATGATTTCTCTTATTCAAAAGTACCTCCTTACAAGTCCAAGACCTACAGCGGATTTAGACGTTAATCTATTGAACAAAGCTATTTACGGGCAATTTAACGTGAATAATTTAGTTGTGTGGATGGATAATAGGGTAGATACATTCATTAACGAAGGGTATCGGGGTAATGCCATGATCTATTCGATAGTAAAAAAGATTGGAGAAAAAGACTCAGAAGTCCCTTTGCAGGCATTCAAGGAAAACGGAAAGGAAAAGCGATACAAAGCAATAAAATACAAGTCAGGAGAATTAGATCGCGCTCAGTCCAAATTTGAGCGGGTTAAGAACCTTGAAGCGGTTGAGTCAGGTGATTTGTTGGAGCTTCTAAAACACCCAAACCCAAGACAGACGCAAATTGAGTTTTTTAAAGAAATATCAATGTGGTTCAGGCTAACAGGCGAAGTTTTTATTTACGGGGTAAGAATTGGAGGCGATTTGCGAGATGCTAACAAATTCAAAGAACTGTATTGTTTGCCGGTCAATAGATTGGACCTTATTCAGGGCGATATGTTCATGCCTTTTAAGGGGGTAAAATTTAATATTGGAGATCAAACCATTGAAATTCCAGCCTCTGAAATTAAGCACATGAAAATGATAAATCCGTATTGGGATTTGCAGGGAACACAGCTAAGAGGTCAAAGTCCACTACTTGCAGGTATTAAGTTTTTAAGCAAGAATAACGAGGCAGTTTCAAGCTTAAAAAGATCAC